GATACCAACAACCGCACCATACCGAATTTGAGAAGCGTCACCCGAATATCTTCTACTGGCATCTATGAAAGGCTACATAGTTCTATCACACGACGACAACCCGAACTATTCACAGTTCCGACCCATCACAGAATGGTGTTGGCAGCAGATAGGATGGCAGCCTATTACCTTAGTGCCACCCGATAACATCGGCATACGTTCCGCTTCATACGCTCAGATCATGCGCCTATGGGGATGGAAGCAGGTCGTACACTTTGACCCGAAAGGAATCGTAATGACGGGTGACATTGACATGATCCCGTTATCCGACTACTGGCATCCGAAAGCCGACGAAGTGACGATATACGGGCATGACCTGACAGTACGCGGACACGTTCCGATCTGTTACATCGCCATGAGTGCGGAGAAATGGGCAGAGATCGTACACCCCACAATAGGTAAGGCGATACAAACCCTGCCTAAGTTACACTCAGACAAATGGGAAGAATGGTGGCAGGTGGATCAGGACTACATAACAGAGCGTTTACAGGCGTATGGCTATGACCGTTGCACCTTTGTAGATCGTGGCTTAGAACGTACAGGAAGACCGCTAGGGAGGGTAGATCGGTTTAGATGGAATAACCCCGTGACTTGTAAGATTGACAGCCACCTCTTACGCCCTTTGACGGACGGCAATAACTTCGAGCGCGTGTACAACTTAATCGAATCAACCTTTGGAACGTCCGCATCGTGGATGAAAGACTATTATAACCGAATCAAATGAAGCACTTATTCAGATACGACAACAACTGGAACAGCTACCGCCCGTTCCTCTATCAAGCCCTCGAAATGACAAAGACGGGGCTAGTCTTAGAGTATGGCATGGGTGACGGTAGCACGAAACTACTGCATGACTATTGCAAATCACGTAAACGGTTACTGCATTCCTTTGAATCCAATCAGGACTGGGCAGATAAGTTTAAGCACCTGAGAACCAATCAGCATTGGATTAGCTTCGTAACCGATTGGAACATAGCTTTTGATAAGTCCGCATCGGTGGTACTTATCGACCACGCATCGGGCGAAAGACGCAAAGAGGACGTGAAGAAATACGCTGAAACCGAAGCCATCCTGATCGTCCACGACACCGAACCCGCAGCGGATCACGGCTATCAGATGCGGCAATACTTTGATCTTTACAAGTACCGCAAGGACTACGAAACAAACGGGGCATGGGCTACCGCATTATCAAACAAATACGACGTAACAACCTTTAAAGCATGAAACCAACAGTAACAATAGACCTAGAGGAGTATCAAGGGCTCGTCAAAATAAACGACGCATATCATCAAAATAAAAGCGCAATGTATTATTATACCGATAGTGGGTATGGGACTTGCATTTTGACAGGCAAAGAAGTCGAAGAAAGACTACTAAAGGAGTTGGAAATATCGCAAGAATCAAATAAACGATTAAAGGAGCAAATTGCAGAACACGTTAAAAGAGAAGTCACGGCATATTATAATAACAAACCTACAAAGAAATGGTACGAATTCTGGAAATAATGATTTTCTCCGCTGCATTCGGGTACATCTTTGCAGAAGCCTCAAAGATTCCTCAGAACTTCGCCCAATGGCTACTGTCCAAAGGCTACCACACATACGACTGGAAGATGTACAACATGGGATTCAAGAACCCGAAACCGTACAGCCTCAAACCTTTCACGTGCGGTCTGTGCCTTTCTTTCTGGACAGGCTTTGTTTCTTCATTAATTTATTCTAACTTTAACCTCCCTGAATCACTAGGCGTGGGATTCACAGCCTCCCTGATCGCGGTACTAATTAAATCAGTAGATGACCGTCTTAACCGATAACGACTACAACGACCTCAGACCGTACCTCGAAGTGATCCGAAAGTATCGGACAACAGGCACGGAAGTATCACGGCAACCCCGTAACATCATGGCACGTATAATGCTAGAAAGATATGGGGAAGTAGTTAACCTATCATGCGGAGGGTGCATATCCCGTATGTATTCACTAATGAACGACTTTTTAGACCAATATGAAAAGCAAGTGCTGCAACGCTGAAATAATCCCGATGGCAATACAACTGCCAGAGCCAAAGGAATTCAACCCAAAAGGACACCCGATGAAGTTTATCAACGTGTGCGAAAAATGTAATAAAGAACAGCATGGAAGCTAACGAAGGACGCGACGAAAAGGGAAGGTTCACGGAAAAGAACCTGTGGAGCATTGCTCGTAAACGGGTAGGGCAGCCTAAAAAGTACCCAACACCCGAAGAACTGGCGTTTACAGCCCTTGAATACTTCGATTGGTGTGCAGCCACTAAAAACAAAATAACGATGGCAGGGCTGCGTGTTTACGTCAATTTTAGCCGTCAGGATTGGCTCAATTATAAGACTAACTATCCCGATTACTTTGACACCATGAATACTATTGAATTGCTTTTAGAGGCTGAATGGGAGGCTAAGTTAGGATGGGCAGGATCAACACAGGGCGCTATCTTCTGGCTGAAAAACAAAGCACAGTGGCGTGACGAAACAACACAGCACCAAACACTAACCAATGTCACAGCGTCTTTCGGTAACACTTTACGATCCGCACATCAACCAACAGAAGATACATCAGGCGATAAACAATGATCCCTGTAAGTATTACGTTCTGAACATTGGTCGCCAGTTTGGTAAAACGATGTTGGCGATGAACCAACTGTTTTATTGGATGTTCAATCATGACGGGTGCAAGTGTGCATGGGTTTCTCCTGTGTATAAGCAGAGTAAGAAGGTATTTGAGGAAATGGTTCAGGCGTTTGCCGATTACGGCATAATGCAGACCAACGCAACGGAACTGACTATAAAGATCGGGAAGTCTTCTTTGCAGTTCTTTAGCGCGGAACGTTACGACAATATCCGAGGCTTTACCTTCGATTACCTAGTGTGTGATGAGTTCGCGTTTATGGACGAGGAAGCATGGACGGAGGTACTACGGGCTACGGTGCTAGTAAAGGGTAAGAAAGTGTTGCTGATAAGTACGCCAAAGGGTAAAAACCACTTTTATACGCTTTACAATCTTAACGGGGTGAACGCTCAGTACAAGTCTTTTACCATGACTTCGTACGATAACCCGTTAATCAATCCGCAGGAAATCAACGACGCACGGGCTACGTTACCCGATCACGTGTTTCGTCAGGAATACCTTGCCGAGTTCATAGATGGCGGGTCTGGTATCTTTACACCCGTTTACAGCAACGTCACGGGAGGTGTTAAGTATTACGCAGGTGTGGACTTGGGAAGGGCGGACGATTACTCTGTGCTATCTATATTCAACGAAAAAGGCAATCAGGTATTCATAGACCGATGGAGGCATGATACTTGGCACAACATCACATCTAAGATTGCAAAGAAGATCGACGAATACAACGCCATTACACTAGTGGAAGTCAACAGTATAGGTGACGCGATACTCGAACAGATACGCGGCAAGGTGGCAAAGCCCCGAAACATTAACCCGTTTGTAACAACCGCTAAGAGCAAGAATGACGCTATTGAATCTTTGGCGGTAGGTACTCAGCAGTCTGAGGCTACCTTCCTGCCCGTTGACTGGCTACAAAAGGAGTTCGACGTGTTTACGTTTGAATACAACGCCAAAAGCAGAACGGTAAAGTACGGAGCGCCATACGGTTTCCACGATGACGGCATCATGGCTACGGCTATTGCATGGCATTCGTTAAAGAATCCGATTGTTCAGGCTGTTAGCGTTCACTTTTAATTTCTTTTATATTTGTCACATGAAACGAAAACACAGAATAATAATTGAGGTAGAATCCGACTACGGGGCTTCATGGGGATCAGGTGACGAAGGCATTGACAATGCACTAAAGTTGTATTGTGAGAAAATAAAGCAGGAACTATCCGACCCGCGAAGTAAGACGTATATGCACTTCATGGCTACGGCATCAATAAGCTGTGTAAACGTTTATCTGGATAGTAAATCTTAATCCACGAAACCCCTTTTCTCCGTCTTTACGGGTATGGATTGGAGTAACGTGAAAGCCCGACAGATGCCTGAGATCATGGCGCTGTTGGACATGGACACTACCGACGCGGTGGACTTGCTAGACCGCGACATTAACCTGATCAGCATTATCACGGGTCAATCATTGGATGCCGTTAGTGCTATGTCAGGGGCTGAATTCGCACAGCTACGAACAAAGGCATACGAACTACTCAGCACAGAGCCGAAATCCGCATATAACCCGCGTATTAAGCTAGGGAAGCACACATTCTACTTTCATCCTAACGTATCGGACACATCTGTAAACGAATTGGCTGAACTTCACCTTCTGAACGTAACGAAAGATAACTACTGGTCAAAAGTGCCTCAGATCATTGCGGTATTCGCTCAGGAACGCAAATGGTTTAAGAGATGGCGTAAGTCATTGACCTACTCGGAAAAGGTCGAACTATTCAAAGACCTACCTGCTGACACCGCGAACGGCATCACGCTTTTTTTTTGCAAGGTATCTCCGATATTAGAAAGGGCTATTTTAAACTCTTTGGACAACCGAATCAAGGAGAATCTGAACAGTTTGAATCAAACGCTAAACGAACTGCGTTCGAGAAGTGGGGATGGTACAAAGTCATCTACGAACTCACGGACGGGGACATCACAAAGGAAAAAGAATACTTTGAAATGAAGGTCGTAGCCTTTTACAACCGCCTCGCAATGATGGCGGATATACAGGCGGAGCATAAAGAAAACATCAAACAACTTAAACAGCATCATGCTAGGTAAAGAAACAGACGAATACGTTACGGACTACCTGACCAAATGGGCTACGGGGTTAAGTCAGCGCATCCGTCAGAACCTAGTCAGTAAGGATCAGTGGTTCGATCAGTCGACGTTGGCACAGAGTATTATCGTTATGCCTGTTGAGGTAACTCCAGACGGGTATAAGGTGACGATACAGATGCCTGATTACGCACAGTTCGTTGATAAGGGGCGCGGTCCTACTGGATATGGGCCTCATATAAATACGGGTGAAACTTTGCGAGGTAAATTGGCGGGTGCTGATGGTTGGATGGCTAGGCGAAGATTAAATATACCTTTAACTAGGACGCTAAGTAGAGTCAATAAAAAAGGGGAAACCAAAACAAGGACTATAAAGTATGAGAATATAGAAGCGGCTAGTAAGGCTTTATCTTTCGCAATAAGTAAATCAATACATAAAAAAGGCTACAAGTCAAAAGGTCACGGGTTCTATTCGGAGATATTCAACGAAGACGAATTGCAGGATTTATCCATCGCCTTAGCGCCAGTGATCGGTGAGGCTGTGGACGTAACAATATTAACAGACGTAGAGTAATGGCAATCAACATAAGACAAGAACCGTATTTGTGGACACCGACATATAACCCTATGGTTTATGTGTTGGATTCATCCAATGCGGGGCAGCCTAACTTCAGATACTTAGCGGACGTGTACGTTAGCGGTGACGCGGGGTATATTCGTCTGGTATGTAACCCTGACCCGTCATTCAATGAAGGTGTCTTTGATGTGGGACGTGTAATTGAAAACTACTTAGGCGGTCTTAACGATTCGGTGGACAATTTCGACATCAGTAAGTCTGTTAACGGGTTCGGTGTTGCGGCTAACTCAATGGTGGCGTATGAGATTAAGTTCGGGGAGCAGTACGGAGCGCTAGGATCGGTGACAAACTATTCAGCGTTGACCGTTACAGGCACTAAGTACGCATTCAACGGGGCTTATGATACGACAACATTCCTAGATTACACGGGATCAATAGCTATTGAATCTACGGGGCAGTTCCTTAACGAAATGACATCGCCTCAATCGTATGATTTCAGTAACGTATTACAAGATCGATTTCTGCATTACATCACCAATACATCAGGGGCAGTGTACTTTGCTCAGATTAAGACATACGATGATGCAGGGAATACGATTCAAACGGCATTGATTGAAAACCCCTATCAGAATCCTTTCTATTTCCAATACCGTCAGTACATATCATGCGGTGCGCGGTCACTCAATAACGCAACGCTTTATTCAGGATCACAGCCGTTGATTGATAATTCAGTATCAGGGTATGACGTAACGCTAACGGACTACTTCGGCAATGCGACATCAACGACATTCACCTTTAACAACGACACAGAATGCTATGGAGGTCGCACACCTATCACGCTGCACTTCCTTACTACTAAAGGCGCGTTCGATTCGTATCAGTTCAGCATGGTGAACCGTTACAAGACGAAGAAAACAACCGACACATACAAGCGTAAATTAGGCAAACACACCAACAACAGCTACACGTATAACAAGTACGACGCGGGAACGATTGTACATGACACACGCGTACAGGCGCGGTATGAATTACAGTCGGACTGGATTAGCATAGACAACTCATTGCTAGTTCAGCGTATGATTGAAAGCCCTATTGTTTTTATGGAATACGGTACGACATTACTGCGCGGTACAATCACATCACCAACGGAGGGAGAACTGAAGACATCGGCATTAGGTGACATTGAACTACATAATGTGAAGGTAGTATTTGAATTGTCACAGGAATACCACAGACAGCGCGGATGAGGACGGAACTATTCATAAACGGCATACGCGTTGACGTAAAGAAAGAGGTCGGTATCAGCCTGACATTAGCGATTGCGGATATTAAAAACCCCGACAAACGTAATGCGGGCTTTTCGCGTACCGTAGAGATTCCCGCCAATGGAACGGCTAATAAGGTATTTTCACACGCTTTCGACTTTACTGAGATACAAAACACGTCCGCGATAAACTTTAACCCCGATTACAATCCGAACCTGAAAGCTACGGCAGTAGTGCAGGTGGACGGGGTGGAGCAGTTTAGAGGGTACTTGCGGATGCGTGGCATCAAACGCGAGAATCAGGACTTAGGTAAGATTACTTACATCTGTGAACTATTCGGTGATCTGGGTAACATTGTCACGAATCTAGGTAACGCCTTGCTTTCTGATTTGGACGTATCGGAATACGATCACGTGTACAACAGAACTAACCAAAAGGCGACTTGGACAACTATTAACCCGTCTGGAGGGTATTACTACCCTATGATTCAGTACGGTGATAACGACGGTGTAAATTGGAATGTGAATCACTTTTACCCTGCGTTGTATGAGAAAGTGATCTTCGATAAGGTTCTGGAATATGCAGGGTATGAGTATGAATCACCGTTTATCAGCGGTTCACGGTTCGGGTCTTTTGTAGTTCCGTTCACGGGTACGTCTTTCTTATTAGATCAGGCATCGGCTACAAGTCGGTTGTTCAATTCTCGGATCAGTTCGCCATATACAATTTTAGATATGGCAACGTGGACATCTATTCCTGATCCATTCCCATTTGATGCTGAGTTATCCGATCCTGACGGACAGTACAACCCTGCAACTTACACGT